AGACTCGGCCAAAGGAACATCAGGAATAAGACAAATGATGGGGGATGCTGGCAATATTGTCAATAAAATGATAGCAGGACATAGAGTCGATTTCCCTATGATATGGAGAAACAGTGGTTTTACTCCATCGTATACAGCTACAATAAGATTATATAATCCAAATCCATCTAGTGAAGCAACGACAAAACAATATATTATTGGTCCTTTAGCTGTTATATTATGTTTGGCAATGCCTCAAAGTAGTGATGGAAAAACATATTCATGGCCATTTTTTCATAAAATAAGAGCGAGAGGTATTTACGATCTTGATCCTGCAGTTATTACAAACATTACAGTTATTAAAGGTGGAGATCAACAACAAATAGCATATAACCAACGTCTTGGAATAGTTGATGTTAGAATTGATTTTGGAAGTTTATATACAAGTATGATTGCAGAATCTGAGGGTGTACATGCTACAAACAGACCTACTTTAAAATCATATCTTAATTCTCTTAGCGATATAGATACAACTTTATATTCAACAAGAAGACAAATGAATTCTAGATCTAGAGTTGCTGCTGGAGCAACAGAAGAAGGGAAAATAATTCAAGTAGCATCTGCATTAAGTGAAGAAAGACAAAGATTAATAAAGAAAAATAATGCAGTAAGAAAAATGCTACCTCCTACAGTTTCACAAATAGTATTGGCGTCAAGAGTTCCGTCAACAACAAAAGATTTAGAAGACGAATTAGCTTTGGATACAACTCCTGGATTTTTACCTACGGAAGAAAATTATGACGTGGTTGTTTAACAAACAGAATTTCTTAATATGATAGTTAAATAATAGGCAAGATATAAGTTGATTAAAAATTGTGTTTGAGATGTAACACTATAATACTGCTTAGTATAACCGAACTCATCAAGTAACTGTAAAAGAAGTAAATTAACTTGTTGTTTAAAATAAACTGTCATTCTAGTTCTTTTCAATGACATTAATTTTTCTCGAACATAAGTATAATACTCTTTTCCACATAATGCATCTGTTTTTTTCAAATCTTTAATAAATAACTTTAAAATAAGTCTTATATTATCTGAGTATTTTGTATTATTTAATTTTCCAACTATTTGTGTAGCAAGTGAAGAACTTATTTTAACTAATTTTCTTGCATCTTCTTGAGCTTTACGATCAACATATTTATAAATAGTAATTTTCTTTGTAACATCATCAATTATTTTGTTAGTCTTTTCTCCTGTTTGTTTTTGATATGAATTCTCATCTTCATCTGGTAATTCTTCACTTCTAATTCCTCGATTTTCTTCAGATGCTTTATAATAAGTTTGAGCAAAACTTTTCATACTTTGAGATACTCGATGACGACTCTCTTGCATAAATGCAGAAATTGAATCTAAATCTCCATTTCTCAAACCCCTAGTCCATTTCTGAATCATTTGTTGAGCCATAAAATATAATGCATTTGAAATAGTTTTTTCTCTTGCAAATAGATGGGTTTTAGTTAAAACTTCTAGTGCATATTTAAAAGCATCTTCATTACAATATTTAAATGTTTTATGCATAAGATTGGCATAGTGACGAATGATATAAAAAATCATTAAGTATTGGTAGGTAGTTTTATCTCTTTTTGTAAGAAAGTATTCTAATAGAAAAACATAAAAATTAGCAATTGCATTTGTTTGAGTTGCAAATTTTTCTTCTTTTCTTCCCTTCCATCTTCGTTTCGCAAATTCTCTAATATCTTTTTCAGTTAACCCAGACAGTTTTAAAAATTCATAATAATGTTTTTTTAGAGCCGGATAATAACATGGTTCAGCCAATGAACTTAAATTTTTGGCTACAATTTTAGCTGTAAGAGACTTTATTTGAGCTTCTTTTATTTTAGCTTTTTTTAGTAATTGTTTCATATTTATTATACCACCTTAACTGTAATATCTTCTTCTCTAAAGAATATATATTCCGGTCCGTATCTAAGTAATTGACTTTCAGTTAATTCTTTTAATTTAAAATTAAAGAATATACTAGTTTCAGGTTTTCTTAAACGACAATGACTTACACCATCAATCCCTTGAACTACATCAATAATTTCAGATCTATATATAGTTGCATTAGTTCCAAATCTGTCTTCAAATGCACTAAAAATAGTTTGACGGACAGTATCTGTAAATGATGCAAGAGTCCCACTAAATGTTTCAGAACGAAATACTTCCACTTCAATCTCCAATGGAATTGTATAAAGTGGTAATGGAATCCATCCTCGTTCAGAATGAATATAATTTTCTCCTTTGTTTGTAACATATACAATTGTATCAGAAACAGCTTCTTGATATATAAACGTTAAACTTGTAGCATCCGTACACTTGATAATATCATCTTGATTTGCATTATCATTAGAACATGGGCTATATATAAACCTATCATTAACATTACAACTCGTTGGAATAGTTTCTACAATATCGAGAACTGAAGATATCGTAGGTTGATTGAGTAACATATTTGATAGAATTCCATAAGTATTTGTAAATTTAATATTTGTAAAATCAGTTAACATTCTACTATCAGTTAAATCCATTGAAGAAATCAATGTCTGTAAAACCTCTAGCTCAAAATCTTTTTTATTAATACTATCATAATATTCTTTTTCAATCACAGGAACATCAAAAACTATTACTGCTGTACTATCATCTTGAACATTTGATCTCATATATGTACTTAGATCAGCTCTGAATGTAACTTTATTAGAATATGTAGCAACTAGATCCCCACCAGGTTCTGAGATTGTAAAATTAAAAGTCTGTTCTCCAAGTGGTATATCTGTATATGGATCAAATGTATAGCTAAAATATCCACCTGTTGAATCATTAGTCATTGGATAAGTGACTCCACTTGACTCAACCTCCATAGCACAAGAAGTCAAACTAGAATCTGATTCAGTTGACTTATAATGTAATTTAAATGTTCCTTCAGTTCCACTTCTTTCAATTTCAAGAAGATCAGAATAAATATCATATGTAGAAACATAACTTGTTTCAAGAGAAGGAATAACTTCTAAAATCAAAACAATATATTCATAGTTACCAACTGTATTATGAGTATCAATTGTAATATCAAATAATGTATAATACCAATCATCTCCAATTTGAATTAAAGTATCTCTGCTGATCTCTGTCTGACTGGGTGATAATTCAAATACTGCATTTCTGGTTGGAACTAAATTATCAATTTCTGTTGTACCACTTCCAAATAGAATACCACTAAATAATTCAATTTCATTTACTTGAAGATCTGACCTTTTTAATACAGGTAAAGCATTTTGAGCAATTGGACTTGTTGGAACAATAACATTGATATTTTTATAATCATTTTCAGTAACTAATTTGCTCAAAGATGTAATAGATGCAATTGAATTGCTTCGAATCTCTTCTAAAGATTCTTCATCTTCACCACCAAAAGATGGAGAGTTATTAATAACATCATAAGATACAACTTGATTAATACCAGCTAAAGTTTGAACATAAATACGTTCGCCGCTTCTAATTGATCCTGCAATAACATTACCATCTTTACCATCGGTCACATCCACTGTAACCAAAACTGATGAATTAGCAGTTGGTTGAATTCCAATTAAATTATTACCAAAGGTTAATCTACGACCCGTATCCGTTCGTCTTGAAACATATCCTTTGTCTGTTCCACTCATTAAAAATAAACTCGCAAATTCTGTCCATGTTGTATATCCTGCACTTCCGGGTGGTTTTATTTGAACTTCAAGATCTGCAACTTCGCCACCAACTGGTATATCTAAAGTTATAAATTGATATTCTTGAATATCACTATCAATTTGATACTCTTGTTCTACTTCTTTCACTTGAAGCAAAGGCAGAACAAAACTGAAATATTCGGTTGTTTTTTCAACAGGTAAGTTAAACCTTTTATTATCTTCTGTAACTTTAATTTCTGCCTCTGTGTTATCTGTTACAGTTATTGAAGTTGAATAATAAGTTCTAAACTCAATATCTCCATCTGCTTTAAAAACAAATCCCTCAGGTATTGTAAATGTAGTTAACGCATCATCAAAACCAAAAGGAATAGTCATAAGGACATTAACCGTAGAAGCTGTAGCCTCTCCTGTATTATAACCAAGAAATGCAGAAAGATTTAAAATTGATTCTGGAAGTTGTGCTTTAGTAAGGAAGAATTCCCTATAAGTTGAGAGTTGATAAAATAGTAAGTTTCCTGTAAGAGTTGAAATTGTATCAATCATGAAAGAAAGGAATGACGATTTCGTTAAATCTACATTTTCTAGTTCTAAATAAGTTTTAACTTGTGCACTTATTTGTTCTTTAATACTATCTATAGATAGATATATTTGACTTGATAATAGATCAGACATCCTTTATCTCCTAACAAATTAACGGGTCTCTTTGCATATAATAGAACCCAACTCTATCATCAAATAAACCCTTTAAAATTTCTCTAAGATTTGAATCTTTATATAACAATCTACTCATAAATTGCGCATCTTCTAATGAATGTATATTTTTATCATATCCAACAAATGAATAAATATCCTCAATTTGCGCATCAACTGATGATAGAGTCTCACTTTGAAATACTTGACATTTTATCTTCCAAAAACGCTTATCAGTATTTGGATGAATTTCAACACCGCTTACTATATATAATGGATATGTATCATTGGTAGGTCTTAAAAATGATTGTTCTAACTTAATAATATCATTTGGGTATGGTTTAAAACCATATGCGCTTGGAAAAACAAATGTTGTTTCTGTTTCTTTATTATATCCAACTTCTTGAGCATCATATTGAACAGCAATATCCTCAATATAATAAATTGGAAGAAGTAATATTTTATTTCGTTTTATTCCTGTAAGATTTCCAACTTGTTCATATGCACCCCCCATAATATTTTCATCTTCCCAAATTGTCTGATCAACATTTAAATTATAATATGTAACTAAAAATGATACAACATGTTTACTATAATATTCATATATTAAATTTTGGTACTCATGAATATAATCATAGATACGTTCATAATGTTGTATTGTCATTATTTTATGATCCCTACTGTCTCATAGATTTTAAATTTTTAGTTCTAGCCTTTTTTAGTTCTATTCTCATAGAAGATTCAAATTTTATTTTTGCTTCAACTTCTCTTTGCTTCCAATCATTTAATAGATTGTATACTTTATTTTTACATTTAACTGGATCTTTTGCTTTATTACATGTTTTTAAATTTTTATTTAAAATGCCAACTGCATATTTTGTTGCCAAATATGAGCACTGATGATAACAAACATTATGTGGATACTTATTTTGCTGCGTACACTTGGTCATACATGAAAAATTATATTTTTTAACCAAATAATTTATTAAGTCATTAAAGAACGGTATTGGAACTACCCAAAGACCCAAATATAAGACTTGTCGTGCCATCTTCTCTTTTTTGGGATCAATTTTGGGAGGAGTTATTTCATAATCATCTTCTTTTAAAAGAGAATGATAAAGATCTATATGATCTCTAAAATGAATTTTTTTCCTTATTTCAGAATTTTCGGCTATCATTTTAATAAAACGAGAATTAGATATTTGATAACTAGCAGCAAGTCGTTTTGCTTTTTTTTGCGCAGACGCTGCTGCTCTTCTTGCTTTTAATTCTGTACCAAGTTTAGCTTGATTAAGTTTAACCATAAGAGATTGTAAACGCTTTGACCATTTTATATATTCTTTTTGAAGAGACTTTTCACACTTAGCAGATTTTTCAAATTGACCACACTTTCTAACTTCAGAGCGAAGATCATTTACAATACGTTTTGCTCCTTCAACTTTACACTCAGCTTTACAAATCTTTTTCTGAGTTGAAAGAGGAAATTTCTTTATACATGCTAAATTACATGTGTCAGTTGCTTTTCTGAAAAGATATAAAGTAAACATAGCAACAGGAGGTGCTGTTAAAAGACTTGTACCCCAAACCATTCCAGCTATAGCAGCCATACTATATTTTAAGAATTTTGAAAATTTACTTTCAAAATCTCTAATACTTTCAGTAATAGTAAGCGATATAACTTCTTTATAGGTTAGTGTATTAATCATATCACACATCTTAACATGTTCTTTAAATGTAAGTTTATTTTTTAGAAGTTTGCTATCTAGAGCAATATCAAGTAAATATTCTCTTCCTACTTCTTTTAATATTTTTCTATCTTGATCTGTAATCATTTTTATGTCTCCGTAGCTTCAAAAATCTTGAAATAAGCATCTTCATCAATAACTACTTCTAACTGACCGGTATCGCCTTCATATCCAACATCAACAGAAATATTATAACCTTTACGATTTGACAGTAAATTTACTTCAATGTTTTCAATTGTTGCTCGATCATCATATCTTAATAAAGTTTCAATTACTTCATTTTTTATTCTTTCCAATGTCTCATTATCAGCAGGCTCAAAAACAAGTTTATAAATATCACTACCATATTCCGGATCAAATATATAACTTCTTCTTGGAGTGGTTAATATATTATTCCATGATGAAATAATAACTTCAATATTTTTGATTCTTTTAAAATCTCCATTACTTGAAATCACCGCTTGATAATCTGCAAGTTTAGAGTCAGAACCAGCAACTGTTTGATTAAATCTATTAAGAAGATCTACCATTTTTTATTTTATTTCCTCTTCGATCCGTTTTTGTTTTTCTTCTTCATATCGAGCCTTCCATTTCATATAATCTTGAAATCTTTTAAAAGGCATCATACAAACTTCAATATATGATTGTTTACTCATTTCCATACATGCATATATGGATTCATTAAGTTCATTTTTATAATCTACTAATTCACTATGCTTCATACAATGAACGAAAAAAACTGTCCACTAAATCTATATCAAAGTTATCCTCATTACCACAAGACGAACAAAAACTTTTCATCTTTAGTTCAACACCATATTTACCAAAATTTTCTTCATATGCTTTGAATATATTTCTTTTATCTTTAGCTGGTAAAGATAGATAAGCATCCATAATATCAATTCGATCTGAATAAACTTTTGGTTCTGTTTTGTCCTCAATATCTTGTTCAAAACTATCAAGAATTAAAGTTTCAGTGATAATCTCTAATGAAGTTCCAGGTCTATTGCTTAAATTTTTAATAGCTATCATTTCATCAATTAAAGTTGGTTGTTTAATAACAGCAACAACTCCTTTAGATATTGGTAATGGGATTTTAACTTTTCTAGATAAAATATCATCACCTGGATAACTATTAAAATTAAATGTGCTTGACGCTTGAACTGTTACTTCATATGCATTAGAACATTTGGTACATTTAACTGCATAGTTTCGGATCTCTTCATAAGTTACATGATATAAACCATATAATAAAGCATCTCGATCTTTTAAAGTAACATGGCGAAGAAATGTATCTAAATCACCAATTTCTTTTGGTTTTTTAACAAGTGATTGAAATAAACAAGTGTTTAAATGATCAGCAATTTTTGTTGGTGTTATAAGGCTTCCTTTAAGTTTTTCTTCTTCTTGAACAGTTAAAGATCTTAAAGTAAAAGACTTTTTTGTTTGTGGAGTAACAACTTCATACTCCGGATACTGCGTCTGAAATCCTGTGAATGTCATTTTGTTCTATCTCCTTTCCTTTCGGATCTATTTATTTATTCTTTATATTATTATATAATTACTAAAGATTACTACCTTTGATTTTTTCTTTTTTTGAAATAATAATTGATTCACTTATTTTTTTAACAGCTTTTAAAGCTGCTTTGTTTATTAAACCTTTACGTTCAAAGGCAACAAATCTATCATCAATAATATTTTTTGCTTGCTCATCAATTTTAGTTGAAGTTATAATTTGCCCATCCATTAATAATACTTTTAACTGATATATATCGGCATTCTCAATAAACTTAATGAGTTGAAGCTTAGACTGTTTAGATATTTTCTTATTCTCACTAAAAATATAAATAAGTCCTAACCTCATCTTGTTAATATCCATTTCTATCTTCCTCCTGGCGGAATTAATTTTTTATCATTTGATTCTCTTTTTTACTTATATGTTTCACAAACATTTTCTACATTTCATCATTCTGTTTTTGTAACATTATTTATCTCTTATGTTCCAGATTGTCTCTTACCATAACCTTTAACTGTGTCTTTAATTTTAGCAAAATCATTTGCAAAAGCTTGACACTTATCATATACCCACCTTTCATGCCAAGTATAATCAACATTAAATTCAATCTCAATATCAAGACGACCGACAGTTTCAACATCACTGGTATATAAATCTTGTGGATCTTTTGATGGAAATATACCATCATATGCAGCATAGTATTCTACTGTTTTAGCATCTGGTGCTGTAGTCCAATAATACATTAACCCAGCATATGTTTTTTTAGTATATCCTTCACCCTGAGGACCATCCACTAAATCTGACACACCAGTTCTATAATCTCTAATCAACTTAACCCAGTTATGCATAATATCAAGAAGGGGTGTTTTATTAAACTCAAGAAACTTTACAGAAACTGTATTACCATAGTCAATATTTCCCGGCACAGACCATTTGACTCCACCCAAGCCAGTATATTCAATCTTATTTAAAGTACCACCTGGAGGTGTTACAGATAAACAAGATGCTGCCAACACAGTTTGAATTTCTGTAGATGAAGATATACCACTAATTCCATTGTTTACAATATATTCAGCCAATTTTGGCGGAATTTTATCAAACCATATAAAATGGTAACCAGTTACATAAGGATCTGCAACACCCACAGTTGTACCACCGAATTTTCTTGTTAATATATTTTGACCAAGTTCAGCAAAACTATATTTCATAGTCATTTTTTTAATCTCCTTTAAAGACAGATAACTTTAGAAAGATTTCCAGTGCTACATTCTGTCCCTGTTTTATGTCCATATTTATAATGACATTTCTTGCAAACACTCCATGCTAAATCTGGATCGAGTGCAAAAAATGGTTCTTTTTTCTTTGGGCGTTCGTGATGAACATGCTCAGCTTTCCCTTCACAATACTGACACTTGTAATCATCACGTTCTAAAACATAATTAATAAAAACTTTATTATCAGCATATGTTGTTAGAGACCCAGAAGAGCCATATAAAATACAACTCTCTTTACATTCATTTGAGCAATAAAAATTGTTTTCTTCAAAACCAGATGGTTTTGTTAAGGCTCGATGTCTTTCATATATTTGAGTATATGAAGGTTCAAACCATTTATTACAAGATGAATTTTTACATCTAACTTTAACTATATTTTTAAAAAGTTTAAAATCTTCAACTTGATATAAAAAAGGAAATTTAACTTCTATCTTTTTTATATCTCTTGTAAGTAGTTTTGATCTTCTCATTTTTATCTTTATTTCATTCGATCTTTCCCCATAAATCTGATCATATGTTTTACCTTTTTTTGAAGATCGTTGTCCAATATGTGATAAACTTATATTTATTTTTTGTTCTTTACTTCTTTTAGATCCGATTCTTGAAATAGAGCTTTTTTTTATTATCTCAGGACAACTTTTAGTAGATTTACAACAACACCACTTTTTATTTTTTAGTTGATATCTAGCTTCCCTTTCGCATCCATAATCACATTTCATCCTTTATATTTAATCCTCTCTTTTTAATTTGTTCTATATTTAGAAGTTTGTTTGAGGCATATTAATTTTTATATTTAATACGTTTTTTAATTACATTTAAGACTGTATCCCAATCACCATCTTCTATATGGATAGCTTTATCATCAATATAAAACTCAGCTGATAACTTCTCTGCAGTAATACTATCAAAATAAATTCCTTTATCTTTAAGCCATTGGGAAACCTTCTTAATTTGATCTTTATAATTTCCACCTTGCTCTTCTGCATTTGTCTTCGATGCTCTGGTTGTAAAAATTACAATTTCAAATCCTTGTCTTTTTAACCAGTCAATAACTTTTTTTGCCCCATCAAAAGCATCATCATATATATTTCCATCCCCAAACCCTCTTGAATATTTATGTATAGTTCTATCAAGATCAATCATTGCCCTTCTTGGTATTTTTTCATTAACCGATTCCGGATAGATTGTTCTTATAATTTGTCGTTTCTTTTTTCTTTTAGTTTTGGGAAATGAATCAATAGCAAAGGACCCAACAGACTCATCATCGTAAATTTCTTTATTTGCAACTGTATTTTTACTTTCCATTTCACCCTATACCATCAATTTATATTTTGTTCTAAAGTTGGCAACATATCGTTTTAAAGTAAAAATCAAAATCTATATATATTAATATCTAATAAAACATATAATTTATTTTTTAGAAAGGAGAAAATGAAAACTAAAAGATTTAGATATTTTACAAATGGAAAGTATGAACTTTTTTTTGACACAAAAACGGGATTTGAAATGGTGAGAGGGATCAATGGAAAAGAAGATCCATTTTATTTGGTATTGCCTTCTCTCCTAGATATTGGAGTCATGGGAACTTGCAAAAACAAATGTGAGTTCTGCTATCAAGGTCATGTTAATAGACCTAATATGAAGCTGGATGATTTTAAACGAATTATAGATGAAGTCTCTTATCATACAAGTCAAGTAGCATTAGGAGGAAGAGGAGATCCAAACAATCATCCCAATTTTAAAGAAATGTTGGAATATTGCCGGCAAAATAATGTTATTCCAAATTATACAACAAGTGGGATTGGTATAACTGATGAACAAATTGAGATATCTAAAATGTGCGGTGCTGTTGCTGTAAGCGAGTATCAACAATCTTATACATATGATGCATTAAGAAGATTAATAGATGCAGGAATAAAAACAAATATTCATTATATATTTTCATCTAAAACATTTAAAGATTGTATTAAAATCTTAGATGGTCATGATATTTGGAAGTCTCTTTTTGATATTAACAAACTCAATGCTGTAATATTTTTGTTATTTAAACAAGCAGGTGCCGGTAAAGATTTAAAAGAACTAAATCCAACAGTTGGTCAATTCAAAACAATAGTTAGAAAGATTTTTAAAAATAAAGCTAAATTTAAGATCGGTATAGATAGTTGCCTTGCTAATCATATTAGTAGATATACAAAGTTAACTGAAGTACAAAAAATGACTGTTCAGACATGTGAAGCATCTAGAATGTCTGCTTACATAAGTCCATCTATGAAAATGGTACCATGCAGTTTTGCAGATGAAAAAATATTTGGAAAGCAAATTAAGAATAAAACATGCAGTGATAATATTCATGAAATTTGGAATAATTCTAAACTGTTTGTTGACTTCAGAAAACAATTATTATACAATGGGGATAGTTGTCCATTAAAATTATAAGGAGGTCGAAACATTGAAAATAAAAACTGATTTTATAACAAATTCGAGTTCATCTGCTTTCATAGTTGTTTGGCCTAATATAGTTAAAACATTAGAAGATGTTACCAAGTTTATTTCAAATTTACAACATGCTAAAATTATATTTAGAGATATTATTGATCAATCTGTAAATAAGGTAGATATGAATAATTCGAGTTTATTAAACAAAGTTGCAGATGAAATAACAGGTGGATATATTTCTGGTATTAGTTTAGATGATAATAAATTTATGATAGAATTTGCTAAACAAAATAATATAACAACAAAAGAAATACGATCAAATCGTAAGTGGTATGGACAATTTTGGGATGCTTACAGAGGAGAAAATATGAAAGCAGCCGCTAAAGGAACCATTGAATTTCTAGAATTATACGGAGGGCAATATGTCTATTTCTTCAACTATGGGGACAATGATGGAGAAGTTTTTTCAGATCTTGAACATGAAAACGACTGGGGAGGACTCCCATATGTCAGAATCAGCCAACATTAAAGAAAAAGAAATTAAAAATCTTGCAGAAATAATAAAAAAAGAAAAAGAAATTAAAAATCTTAAAGAATCAATAAAACTTCTAGAAAGAGATAATAAAGAATTATCAAGTTATTATCAAAACATAAGAAACAGTTTTACAGTTCTTGAGTTTGTAGCTATTCCAGTAAATTTTGATATTTCTAGTTTTCTTAGTTTACGAGAACAAGTTGGTATATCAAAATATGACGGGATCGATTTAGAACAAGTTAAATTCTTTGCAGAAACTGTTAAGAACTCTCCCGTTCTTGGATTATTTAACACTACCCAAATTGGACCTCTTTTATATCTATTATCAATTTTTGAAGAACTAAATCTTATTGTAACCTCAATTCATAATCCAATAAGAAAACGGCATCAACAATATGAAAATTTTATAGAAAATAACTTACGTCTGTCTCCAGAAGAAAGATATAATATAAATATTATATTAATAAATATTTTTCCATTAATAGGGGATAAAGTTATTGAAGAAAGTCTTAAAATTGCAGAGAATCTTCAACAATATCAGACAGAACTCAACAAAAGTTTGGGTAAAATATCTAATTTGGATTTAACATCATGATTTGCCAACGGTGCGGAAAATGCTGTTGTAATTCTTTGGTTATTGTAATTCATCCAGATTTCGTTAAAGAAAAACTAAATTTATGTGAGTTGACAAAAGAAGCATTTCTATTTATCAATGGTAAACCATGTCCCCATTTAACATGGGACGGTGATATAGCAATTTGTAAAATTCATCATTATGATTGGTATAAAGATACTCCGTGTTACAGTCATGGTCAAATAGAGTATAGTATAAATGATCCATGTAGAACAGGAGTATGGATTAGAGAAAATAAGATAGATGTTAAAGATAAATTTTATAAAAACATTAATTTAAAAAAGGAACTATAATGATAAAGGAACTATGTCAGAATTATGAGTCAATATACAAGTCAGCTACAAAATGTCTTTTATCTTATTTAATAAAACATGAGAAGTTAAAATCTCTTATAATAGGAATATCAGGAGGAATTGATTCTGCAATAATAACCGCAATTGCAAGAGCAGCCATTAATAGGATTCCTAGTATAAAACTGATAGGAAGAAGCCTTCCCATGGAACCCTCCAAAGACGATGAAGTCCAAAGATCAATAAATATTGGATCAAAACTTTGTGATGATTTTAAAGTCATTGACTTAGAGAATGCTTATCAAAGGCTTATTATGAATTTGGAAATAACTAAATCTACAAAAAAATTAACCTTTGAAGAAAAAGTTCGAATGGGGAATATTCGAGCGAGAATAAGAATGATTCAATTATATCATTTAGCGCATGAATATAAAGGTATGGTACTATCAACTGATAATCTTACTGAATATTATCTGGGGTTTTGGACATTACATGGTGATGTAGGTGATTTTGGTATGATACAAAATTTATGGAAAACAGAAGTATATGGGTTATCTAGATATATAAGCAATAAGTATATGCTAGATAATAGAAGTGATATTTCAGAAGCTATAAATTTTTGTATTGAAGCAGAACCAACTGACGGACTTGGGATTACGGAATCTGATTTAATTCAAATTGGGGCTAATTCATATTATGAAGTTGATAAGATATTGATAGATTATATTGTAAATAGAAACTTAAAATATCAAAACCATCCAGTGATTAAAAGATATGAAAATACACATGTTAAAAGAAGTAATCCATTAAACATTCCTCGCAGAATTCTTATAGGATCTTGAAGATTATAGAGGTACTGAGGTAAGATTCTTTCAAGATAAAAACTTATATAAAATAAAAAGAAATAAAGGGAGTAATTAATGATAAATCGTTATAGTTTAAAATTTATATATTCAATTATATTTATTTTTATAAATATACCTTGTGTTGCTATAACACAAGGAAACCCCATACATGAATATTTTGGGCATATAGAGAAATTATTGATTGAGAAAAATTATGATAAAGCTAAAAAAAAAAAAAAAAAATTAGATCGTAGTATAA